AAATTCAGTATCTGCAAGAGAACTTTATTTAGGCTTAGGTTTAGATAAATCTCAATGGAAACGCTGGTCTGATACGAATATCATCGGAAACAAATTCTTTAAACAAACCATTGATTTTATTGAACTCGACGTAGTGTCGAGTAGTCCAAATCCTCCAAAAGATTATGCTGTCACTATTGAATTCGCCAAACATCCTGCTATCAAAGCCGATACAGATAACGCACATGATTATCGTAATTACTTTATAGACTGTGAAACTCGTTTAAAAGATAAACCTTCAGTAGTTCTTCCTATTTCATATATTGCAGCATTGGAAGCTCTTATTGTGTCTGAAAAAGCAAAAGAAGCAGCGATGTTAGAACTCAGTGTAGCTAAAATTGAATTAGATGTGTCACATGAATGGTCTAGTTTAAAAAGATTTGCTGCTTGGAATCACGTTGTGTGGAATTCATTAAGTTGGAAAACAGTTAAAGATGCAAGTTTTAAAGTAGGTAAACCTCCTTATAAGATATTCGATGCGAATTTTCCTGAAGGTGTAAATAATTATCATATTGATGCTTGGAAGCTCGCATATCCTGATTACGAATTTCCTGAAGTATTAGAACACTAAACAAAACCAAAACTTGAACCTATCTCATCCATTGTGATAAGATAGGTTTTATTTAATTAACTAAGGAGTAAAAAATGGCTAAATACGAAGTAAATCATGGTAAATGGGATGGAGGTAAAGGAAGTATTCCTAGACCTCACGATAGACAAACTTACGCAGATAACTGGGAGAAAATATTTGGGAAGAAAAAGGTTGACAATGACGATAGTTATGATAAAATACCTGAAATAGAAAAACCTACAAGCAGTCCCGAAGTACAAGGGTTATAGGTTCTCGTTGATATTGCCTCTTTACAATGCACACTACTTGATACGAGTTTTTATAATGACAAATCGGAATAGACGATTAAAACAACTTATTTAAACTAGGAGATTAGAATGAAAGTAACAGTAGAAGTAGAATTTGAAGTAGGTGACGTAGTGTTTTTGAATTCAGATGTAGAATTTGAACGTCCTATGACGGTAGAAGATTTATCTATGTGTGAATGTGGTATTGAAAACGTAGATGTTGTATTTACTAATTGTGTAGGTGATATTGTTCGTGATTGCTTTCCTGTTTCATGCGTGATGTGCATTGATTAAATCATTAAATCATTAAATCACTAACGTTACCGACCGAAAAAGTCGCGGAAAACTACGAGAGATACGAGGTTCGAGTCCTTGGGTAGCGTTAGTGATTTGACCCTTAATCGTGATAACACGATTAAGGGTTTTTTATTGCATAAAACAAAAGAAAACGCTTGACGTATAACGCTAGTTATGATATTATCGCGCCAGATTTACAACTTAACACTAACTTAAACAAAACACAAGGATTTATTCACAATGGCATTACAAGATTTTTTAAAAGAAGTAAAAACACAATTAGCAGCAGTAGGCGTAGAATTAACGAACACAGAAGTTCGTAATGTAATCGATACCGTATTTGGTGTTGTGGCAGAACAAGCAACTGCTGAAACAGTTCGTATTCCTAACTTCGGTTCATTCAAAACTAAAGTTAAACCTGCGCGTGAAGCTCGTACTGGTCGTAATCCTTCTACAGGTGAACCTTTGGAGATTGCAGCAAGTCCAGAACGTCCGTACCTCGCATTTAAAGCAGTTAAGTAATTTAAGCATAAGGTCTATCGGAATAACGATAGACCTTAGTTTTTAAGAGGAGTTTAAAATATGAAAAGATACATCGGAACAAAATCGATTAACGCAGAGCAGATGACACGCCTTGCGTACAACGAATTGCGCGGTTGGAAATTACCAGAAGATGAAAATGGTGATGATGAAGGTTATTTGGTCGAATACGTCGATGGTGGAAAACCAAATCTTGAAGGTTACGAAGGTTATGTGTCTTGGTCGCCAAAAGAGCAATTCGATAACGCTTATCGCCCAATCGACAACATGACATTCGGGCTTGCAATTGAAGCGTTAAAACAAGGTAAGAAAGTTGCGCGTGCTGGCTGGAATGGTCGTGGTATGTTTGTTCGTTTCGTTGATGCAACAGAATCACTAAATCGTCATTTTGTACTACTTAATGTAGTTGGTACTTTTGATACTTGGGTTGCGTCTGTTTCAGATACATTAGCCGAAGATTGGGTGATTGTATAATGGCAACAATTTCAACACATCCGTTATATGACGCACACATCGAAGATTGGATGTTAATGCGTGATTGTTATAAGGGTGAGAAACAAGTCAAGAGTAAATCTGAAACGTATTTACCGCCCACAGGTGGTCATATTTTAGATGGGATGACAGGCAACTCAGAGGGTCGTGTTGCATATAACTCGTATAAACAACGTGCTGTCTATCACAACTATGTGCATGATGCAGTAGAGTCATATATCGGCTTATTACATTATAAACCAACTCAAATCAAACTTCCTCCTGAAATGGAGTTCATGCGTAAGTCTGCGACCATCAATGGGGATAACTTAGACCATTTATTGCGTAGAATGCACGCACATCAATTCGTGACAGGTCGTATTGGCTTACTATTGGATATCGATTCTAGTGGCTCAGGATTACCTTATATTGCAATGTATGATGCTGAACACATTGTAAATTGGGATGAAGGTAACGACAACGTAGGCTTAAATGCACTTAACCTTGTGGTACTCGATGAAACCAACTATGTGCGTGAAGGTGTATCGTGGGTTCAAGAAGAACGATACCGTTTCCTATCACTAGGTGACTTCAACAGTAATGAAGAAGATAAACATAATGCAACATACTCACAGAGTTTATTGTCATATGGATTAGCGACTCCTAGACAAGAAGCATTTGTGACACCTCAATTTAGAGGTCAAACATTAAATGAAATCCCCTTTGTGTTTGCAAATACAAAAGACATTCTCGCAACTCCTGACACACCGCCGTTACTCGGTCTTGCTAACTTGTGTTTAGCTATCTATCGAGCGGAAGCAGATTATCGTCACACATTGTATATGCAAGGTCAGGACACTCTTGTAGTTATCGGCGGTACGCATAATCAAGATGAAGCGACGAGAGTTGGTGCGGGTGCAAAACTTGATGTAGATATGGGTGGAGATGCTAAATTCATCGGTGTAAGTTCGTCTGGTTTAACTGAGATGCGCCATTCATTAGAGAATGATAAAACTGCTGCGGTAACGAAAGCAGGTCAGCTAATGAACAGTAATTCTAAACAAGAATCTGGTGATGCACTTAAAACGAGAATGGCTGCACAAACAGCTAACTTGAATCAGGTTGCTGTGACGGCATCTTACGCATTAGAAGAACTCTTGAAGAAATGTGCGCGATGGATGAATGTGGACGATAGCCAAGTTCAAGTTATTCCGAACTTACAGTTCGCTGATAAAAATATGTCAGGTCAAGACTTTGCACAGTTAATTACGGCGAAACAAACGGGATTACTCCCCATTTCAGATGCAGCATTGCATGAAATCCTACGGTCACAAAACATGACACAAATGACCTACAAAGAAGAACGCGCTCAGATGGATAAAGAAGATTTATCTCCACCGATTGACGCTCCTGCGTCAATGACTCAACCAGCTAGACCCGTCAGTAATGGTACTGACAAACAATCGAGCAATGTTGCTCAAACAACGAAATAAAGGAAGTTAAAGATGGCTTTAAAATACGAAATTGAAAGTTTAGATGAATTAGATGCGACATTACATGGTTTATATGCTCCAACAGCCGATGGCTCTAAGTTTGTGTTAGATGTCGAAGGTGTGAAACCCGTAGGTGAGTTTAATAAAGTGTATAGTTCTTTGGAAAAAGAACGTAATGACCATCGTCAAGTTAAATCAAAACTATCAGCATTCGGAGAATTAAGTCCTGAATCTGTGACCGCACAGCTCGCTAGAATTGCGGAATTAGAAGAACTCGCAAAAGGTTCTGCTATTGATGATGCTAAATTAGACTCAATGGTCAATGCACGTTTAAATGCAAAGATTCAACCTGAGATTACTGCGAAAGAACAATACGCTAAACAAGCAGCCGAATTAGAAAAACAAGTAACTCACTATCAGACAATTGAACGTCAACGTAGAATGAGTGACGAGTTCACATCTAAAATTAAAGCAGCCAAGATTGACCCACGCTTTGAAGAAACCGTGATGTTAAAAGCGGAACGCTTATTTACTGAAACAGAAGATGGTAAATTTGTAACCAAAGATGGTTTATCAAATGTGACTCCTTGGATGCCGTTTGAAGTGTGGTTGACAGAGCAACAAGCATCGAATCCTTATTACTGGGGTGATAACGTAGGTGGAGGAGCTAAAGGCTCTACAAGCGCGTTTAAAGGTAACAATCCCTTTGTGACAGGTAACTTAACTGAACAAGCGGCATTGTGGACAAGCAATCCTACTTTAGCTGAACAATTAAAACGTTCAGCAGGAAAATAACACTTGACGACTGAATAACACTATGGTATAATTCAGTCGTTCATTTACACTCTCCAGTTAAAAAAGAAATAGAAGTCGCCTAGTTTACTCCAATTAGCTAGGCGGTTTTTAAAAAGGATTATTGCGATTCTTTTTAAAAATCGCTCATTGGTTTTGGTTTCTGTTTTTCTTTGTTTGATATTCATGGTAGTCCTCCTAACTTGATGGTAATCCCTCCTACTAACTTAACCCTTAATAATTAAAATTATTAAGGGTTTCATTTTGTATATTGTTATGATAATATACAACTTCACTTACA